TCAATTCTTGCGAAACTGGTTCAAGCGGTCTGCCAGCTTCTGATCTTTATCTGGATAAAGATGTGAGTAGGTGTCCAAAGTAGTCTTTATTGATTCGTGACCGAGACGTTCTGCAATCTCTAATGGGGTAACCCCAAGCTCTATCAGCATACTTGCGTGAGAGTGCCGCAGGTCGTGTACTCTGATTGGCTTCAGACCAATTCTTTCTGATACTCTTTTCATTTCTTTTTCCAGAGCTGTCTTCTGGAAGTAAAATATCCTGTCGCCATTTCCGATACCATATAGCTTGGAAATGTATTCTTGAATATCATCATATAAGAAATCCGGAATGGAAATACATCTTTTTGCCTTTGGTGTCTTAGGCTCCAGGAATAGCTCCTCACCTTTAATTTTTGCATAGTTCTTATTGATATCAATCCTTTTTGATGAAAGAATGTCTGCAGGTGTGAGTGCCAGAAGTTCTCCGGAACGCATACCGGTATAAAAGAGAATATCAAAAGCAAGCTTCATTGACGATTTGCTGATTGCATTTGAAAACTTCTCATATTCTGCCTGCGTCCAGATATTCATTTCATCCGCTTTGCTCTTTCCCATACTGCCGGCCGCCCTGCATGGATTGACAGGCAGGCGGTAATGAGATACAGCATAATTCATTATTGCGGATAACTGGTTGTTCACAGTTTTTAAATATGTTTGGGAGAATGGCTTTTCATCATCATCCCGATAGGAGATAAGCTCATTCTGCCATTTTCTGACCTTTATTGTATCAATGTCACAAATCTTCTGTTTTCCAAAGTAGGGGAGCAGCTTCGTGTCGATAATAAACCGCTTATTCTCCATTGTCGTAGGTTTCAAGCGGTGCTCCATATCTTCAAGATAATTTGCAACGAGGGAAGAAAAGAGTATGTCGCTTGAACTGCTTTGCTGATCCAGAAAGGACCTCTCATAATCTTTTGCTTCCCTCTGTGTTTTAAACCCTCGTTTACAGATATGCTTCTTTTCTCCAGTCCAGTCGGTGTAATAGAAATTGGCATACCATAGTGTTTTACCACTTTTGAGAGTGTATTTGTATGCTGGCATTAGATGTCCTCGGATGAATTAACCACACGAGCCAATATCTGATAAATATATTCCGGCTGGCGGGTTTCCAAAGGATACTGTTGATCGCCGAACTGGAAAGCAATGCCATTCTGATAAGGAGTTACAGCTGACAATGCCGAAATCTTCTTATCGAAAGCTCCTTTGTTTGCTGAAAATACAACTCGCTTATTCGTAATAGAAAGAACTCCCTGTGTACGCTCCTGCACGTCACCACGGATTGGAGCTGCTTTTCTTGCCCCAAGATGTACCGACATACCTTTTGCAATACGGACACTTGTACCACGGCTTCCTCCGGAATATCCAACGACCACATTCTTTGTTTTAACAAAAGTAGCAGGTCCACAGTAATGACACACCTCTCCATTTGCAAGCATTACATTTGATGGCACAACTGGCAGCGGTGCGTCTGCGGAAATCTGCATTGGTCTGTTACCCTGGATGCGTTCTCCGTGTATTGCGGCCAGCAGGTACCGGATGCAGTCAACAAACCATCCGATACAAAACAATCCAAATGTGCATAGGTAAAGAATACCCATACCAATCTTCTTTTCTCTAAATTTATGAACCCCAAGCCATCCAAACAGGAGGCAGATAACAAAGTCGGTCCAAGCTGCAGTCCATACCATAATATTCCTCCAATCGTTCTGTTATTTTTTTTAAGCCCCTTTTCCTTCGGTACCACTCGAAGGAAACGATTTTTTTTCTTCGTCTGCGTATTTGCCATACTCACCAGCTGCAACTGCTGAGATACCTTCTACGCACAAAACACCTGCCTTTGCTAATAAATATTGCTGACTATCTTCGTCACAGCGGTTGAATTTTTGAAGGAGCGATTCTTCCTGTGAACTTATTCTCTTTCTACTTGAAATGTTCAAAAGATAGTCCGTCGAAACATTCAAAGCACCAGCGATTTTTATTAAGTCTTCAATAGATGGCATTTTGTTGCCATACAAATATGCGTCCTTTTCTTCTTTATGAAATCCTACTCTTTGAGCAAATTCATCCTCCGACATTTTTTGCTCTTCCATTAAATCTCGAATTCTCATTTTGAAATCAAGAACAAACTCTGGAGTATCCATTTTGAAGTTTGCGTAATCGATATTTGGAACTCCGTGGTCATACAATTGTGCGACTGACACTCCGAACAATTTGGAAAGTTCAGATAATGTTTCGCTATTTGGTTCAGAAACATTATTTTCCCAACTACTGATGGTTTGTTTTACAACACCGAGTTTCTTTCCTAATTCGCCCTGAGTAAGCCCAGCTTCTTTTCTGAGCTGCTTAATTATGTTGCCGTTTACAGCCATATAGCCAACCTCCTTGCGTGCTTATATTTTAGTCCAAAATCATTGGACTTTCAATGGCAAAACAGATAAGTCCAAAAAATATTGACAAAATCTATTGACAATCCAATATCAATGGACTATTATGTAAATGTCCATAGAAAATGGACTGAAAGGAGGATACAAAATTGGATACCAGCACAATCAATATTGCAGAAAGAGTAAAAGATGCTCGTAGGGATGCCAAATTAACACAGACCGAGCTCGGAAAGAGAATTGGGAAATCTAAACAGTGGGTATCCGAACTGGAGCGTGGAAATATTAAATTAAGTTTTGAGATGGCTGTAAGTATCTCCAACGCTTGCAATAAGACGACTGAATTTTTTTGCCATTAAAGTCCATAAATAATTGACTTTAATTTCATTATAAATCGTGGAGGTGAAAATCAAAATGGCAAACGTAACAGCTAAGACAAGCTCCAACATCTTTTACAAAGCCCGTTGCGAGGCGGCAACACACAATGAACAGTTGAGTAGTAGAGAGGGAGCTGCTGACTATATGTCAATTGACAGAGGACGGCTTTACAGAATAGAAAGTGGCATTGCTATTCCTTATCCAGAGGAAATCAGACTTATGGCAGATTTATATAATGCTCCGGAATTGGAAAATTACTTTTGCAGGACAATGTGTCCGTTGGGATGCGAAATGCCTAAAGTCGAGCTGGCAAATCTGGACAGGCTTACAGTCAGAACACTTTCTGTTTTCCGAAAAATTGGAAAAACAAAAGAAATGCTTCTCGATATCACAGCAGATGGAGTGATTGATGAAAGTGAAAAGCCGGAGCTTGATGAGGTAGTAAAAAACTTGGAAGAGGTAGAGGAAATTGCACAGAGCATGAGGCTTTGGATTAAGAAGAATATGTAAGAATGGGCTCGAATGGTCGGCAGCATCATTGGACCGAGTGAAAACGAGGAAAGTCTGGCGGTGCTATTGGCAGAGTAGAGCTTAATAATTTTTTATTTACAGTCTGCGGACATTTGACAGCAAGTGACAACAAATGTGTCCGTAATCCAATCCAATCCGAATCCAAATCCGAATCGGGAAACTAATACAATATTTGCTCGGAGCAACAAGCAGCTCCAAGCACGAGGAGGTGGCAAGTTGTATTTAGCAGAAAACTTAAAGTTTCTTCGGGAACAGAACGGAAAGACACAGGGGGAGCTGGCAGTTCTCTTTGGAATTGAACAAAAGACAATATCTTCGTGGGAATGTGGTAGCCGTAAACCACCAATCGGCACAATTGTTAGTTTGGCAAAACTTTACAGGGTATCACTTGATGATTTGGTTCTGACAGATATGAGACCACCGATACCTGTATATGCACTTAATCTTGCATATCTCCGTAAAAAGTACGGAATGACACAACAGGAACTGGTAGAAATCATTGGACTAAAAAATAAAAGCAGTATCTCTCTGATTGAAAACGGGAAATACGAACCTTCCATTGAAAATTTGGAGAAACTAGCAGATTTCTTTGGCGTAACTATGGACCAGATTGTCAAACAAGATTTATCGCAGGAGGTGAGCAAATGAACGCATTAGCAACAGCACCGGGTGTCATTGCTACACCGGGAAAGTATTATATCGGGGCAAAAGAAGTGATGGAATACCTTGATTGCAAGGAAAACAAGGCTTATGAGCTGATAAGGCAGCTTCGGGACGAATTGGTTAAAGCAGGCAAGCTTACACCGGCATACCCGATAGGAAAAGTCCCAAGAAAGTATTTTTTTGAGAGATGCATGATTGAAGAATAGGAGGTGCAAAATGGCATATTACAATGTTTGTCCAAAGTGCGGTTGCAATCTGGATCCGGGAGAGAAATGCGATTGTGAGAGCTTAAAGATAGAGCATCAGGAAACAAGCAGATTTTTTTACAGTCAGTTTTTAAGAGCGGATGATAGCAATGGTCAGATGTCATTTGTGTTTGACCATCCCCAAGGAGGTGCAATAGGAGCATGAGAAACAAATGTCTTTTGGGTTTAGGACTGGTATTCGTGATTTCGTTGACATCAATGGTTGCATTCGCTTTCAGCTTTACGGGAACTCCGGCAGACGAAGTGGATGAAACAGAAATGATTGTTAGAGCTGTGGTTTCTGAGGAAGCGGATGCAATGCCAACAACGGAACCAATCACAACAACCGGACAAGAGCAGGAAATGGTAAAAAAAGAGCAGTCCAAAATCGGCAGTATGGATTGGGATTCGGATGATGCGTATAGGCTTGCCAAGATTGCAATGGCTGAAGCTGAATCGGAGGACACCGAGGGAAAAGCCCTCGTGATGCTGGTTGTGCTGAATAGGGTTTGGGATGATGAATTTCCAGACACTATCGAGGAGGTTATCTTCCAGAAAGGGCAGTTTAGTCCGATCAGCAACGGAAGATATGACGAGGTAGAGCCGGACGAGGACTGTTACAGAGCATTGCAGCTTATTCAGACTGGTGGATGGGATGAAAGCCATGGAGCAACTTACTTTGAGAGCAAGAGCGATTCTACATGGCATAGTGAAAATCTGACTTTCCTGTTTAAGCATGGAAAACATTATTTTTACAAGGAGTGAGGACAAATGAGGAAGACACTGAAAAGAGATTTGATAGCGGCTATCTGGACGCTGCTTGTCACATACGCTATCGGGAAATGGGCTTTTCATCTTGCCTATATCGAGAGAGGATACAAGGCTGTCGGAGGTGAGTATTTATTAATCCCTGTGGTTTACTGGGGAGCATGGAAAGCAATTAACTATTTATTTGATTCATTGGAGGAATTGGAAAATGAAAGAAATTGTAGAAAAAAAAGAAGTAGAGGAACTGCTCGGATGCGAAATTACAGATGAACAGTTCGAGGAGGCATTGAAATATGCCAGACATAAGCAGGAGTACATATACCAGCGTGAGCACAGACAGGTTGTGTTACAGCATTGGTATCTTGTGAAGCTCACAGAGGAATATGTGAGAAGCCTTGCTTTTTCAAAATTCACTATGGATTTATGCAGAACATTGCAGGATATGGAAAAAGAGCACCCGATCATAAATCAGAGTGCCCCTACGAATAACCATATTGTAGCAGTTCCTGCTTTATAAATCAAGCAAATATTACACAATATGGAGGTTTTATCTATGAACAATTCAAATGCTTTGGCTGAAATTCAGTCCAAATATCCAAACTGCAACCTGCTGTTACCGGCAGCTACATCAGTGCAGATCAACCCATTTTATAAGTGCTCCGTTATGGAAGTGGTGGCGGACACAGCACCGAACTCAGGAGATATCTTTTCTGTAGGAAAGGTAAAGACTGGAGAGGATGGAAAAGGAAAAGCCATATACGAGGATGTTTTCTCACCTGCAAAGCCGCTTCTTATGAAGCTGGCAACTGCGGCAGGAATCCAGTTTCATCCCGAGTACACAACAGTTGGGAGAAATGCTACAAATACATTTACGAGCAGGCAAGAAAGCAGGCAAAAGGTAGTAGTTGTGCAGTTCGTGATGATGTGGTGTATGAATGGGCTGAGGACTATTATCACAAGGACGATAAGGCAGAGGAAGAAAAGAAAGCAAGAGAGAAGAAACAGAAAGAAGAGTCTAAAAAGCTGGATGCGGCGGCAAAGCGTGCACAGGAAAAGGCAAAGAAAAACAAGAAAGAGGAAAAAGCTACGGAAAAGAAACCTGCTGTCACTGAACCGAAGAAGACTGAGAAAAAAGAAGCACCTAAGAAAAAATCAAATGAGCTCGAGGGACAGATGGATTTGTTCTCCATGATGGGGTTATAAGGAGGCATGCATAATGGAAAAGAGAAAATTATCTGCCATACCAAGAATGGAAGCTACTCCGGAAATGGTAGAAATGGCTGACAGAATGCCTGGGATAAAGCATATGGTTACGGCCGAACTTGTGGAAGATAGCAAAATACTGCTTCTAAATTTCTTTGAGGTCTCGAAGCTCAAAAAGGGAAAAACAGAAGCAGCATTTAGGACATTCCTGTCGAGTGATGATTATATCACGCAGGATCTCTCGGTGTCAAAGGTTAAGTGGCTTACAGCAGCATTTGATAATATGCAGAATTTTAGAGTATTTGAATATAAGTGGGATGGATGCAAAAGCCAACACATTCCATTGGTATTTATCTGGTCTGCAACTGATAAGGAGACGATTGAGAAATTCTTTAAAACTTATAGCAAAAAAGATGATGAATCTGTGTGGAATGCTATCGGAAGATTTCAGGATAAAGTCAAAGCTTCACGATTGGAGGAAAAACACAGAAAAGTGCTTGCACCGATTGATTTGAAAATGGAACCGATAGTAGAACCGCCGCAGGAGTTCAGAGACTGGGTGTGGGAATACGGAATGAGTTTCAGTCGGTACGGAATATACAAGGAGACCTCGAAAGGAAAGGCAGAATTCGAGTGTACATACTGTAAGAAAATTGGGGTTGTAGACAGATCAAAGGTAAGACTTCGCAACAATGAAAAGGGTGAGTGCCCTTTCTGCGGAAGCAAAGTAACGTATAAAGCCAGAGGAAAGATGCCGTATCAGATAGTAGATGAAAGATGGTTTATATATGTGGACAGGCAGGAGAAAGGATTTCTGCTTCGGTACTTCAACGCAAAGAGACATATTAAAAATGACGCTTGTATAGAGACGAGTATATTTAAGAAACGAATAGAAGAATCATTATTTGAATATAGCCGGAGCTTCTGGACGTTTGTTGGAAATACTCCAATGAAAGAAAGTTATGAGTGGGGAGTATATCATCAAAGAGGACTTTCGAGATGGATTCCAGATGAGGGAAATATTGCTTGTATGGAATCTATACTCTATCCGGGAAATCTTCCACAGGCATGGGAGCACACACCGATGAAGTATTCCGCACTGGAAATTCTAGCACAGAACATCCCGACCACAGCTTTCAGATATGAGGATGCCCTTGATGTTTATCTGAAATTCCCGAAGCTAGAGTGGTTCTGCAAAATGGGCTTGAACCAGCTGGCAAAGGATGTGGTAAGAGGCTACAACTACAGCGGAAACATGACGGGGAAGGTTAATTATAAGGCTGGAACCATCTATGAGATCTTAGGGCTAAATAAGGTCAATACGAGGACATTACAGGCAATAGACGGTAATCATTATGAGCTCCGACTATTGCAGGTGGCACAGCAGCTTGATATCCAGATGAAGCCGGAGCAGTTAAAGGAATTTTACGAAACCTTTGAATGCAACACAGATCTTCTGAGGGAGAAGAATAGAAAGGTATCGCTCCATAAGCTCTGCCGGTACATAGACAAGGAGAGTGAGAGATACCCGATCGGAGAAAAGAACGCCTGTATGTGGGGCTATTCCTATAACAGGTACAAAGAGAGGACAGATCCACGAATAGAGAGAAAACAGAATATGGCACATGACTGGCTTGAGTATATAGGATGGTGCCGGGAACTGAAATACGATCTGGATAACAAGTTTATATACATGCCAAACAATTTCAAAAAGGTACATGACAGAACTGCGGAAGAATATAAGGCATTGCAAGATAAAAAAGCTGCAGCTGAAAAGAAACGTAGAGAGAAACTTGCTGCCAAGAAAATGGCCGAGACCAAAAAAGCGATGGAAGAGATATTTAGCAGGAATGATGGGGTAGATGCTTTCCAGATAAAGGGAAAAGGCTTGATACTGGTGGTACCTCAGAGTGGAGATGAAATCCGTAAGGAGGGCGAGGCTTTGCACCATTGTGTCGGAGGATATGTCGATAGAGTGGCAAGAGGAGAAACGAATATTTTCTTCATCAGAAAAGCGGATCATCCAGAGAAATCCTACTTCACTATGGAATGGAGAGACAACAAAATCATTCAGTGCAGAGGCTTTAAAAACTGTGGAATGCCGGCAGATGTTCAAGCCTTTGTAACCCAATTCACAATTACCTGTTTCTTACAAAGAATCCGGAGAGATATACGGAAGTTGGAGTGCCGGCGAGACTGGAAAATATGTGGTACGGAACAACCATTACCTGTGATGCGGATGCTGATAGATTTAATTATCTTCCTGCTGCATGCAATACGTTTGTCAGCATTGAACCACTAATGGGGGACATTGTTTCTAAGCATAATGTGATGTTTCGACAGGTTGATTGGATAATCATCGGAGCAGAGACAGGACGTAACAAAAATAAAATAGTGCCAGAACTGCAATGGATAAAAGATATCGTTGTAAAAGCTGATTATAATTCAGTGCCAGTTTTCATGAAAGACAGTCTGATTCCGATTGTCGGGGAAGAAAATATGCGCCGAGAATTTCCAAAGCAGCTGCAACATTCGGAAATTAGTCCGAAGCTGAAAGCAAAGTTGTTTGATGGCTGTGCATCATGCAAGGCTCATTTGAGAAAAAGCGAAATGATAACCCTGCTGGCAAGGTCAAAAAGAGGCGAACAGCCCAAACAATTCGGGTTTATGTGCAGGGATTGCTTCAAAGAGTTTTGTAAAGACCTTGGATTAGATATACCGGAGCTTATTGGATTGGCAGAGAGCGTAACGATAGGTCCAGGTGATGAAGATGAGTAAATGGAACGCAAACAGAGAGGGCTATGCTGACAATACCGCCAGCATAGCAATCCAGAGAGTGTCAAAAGAAGAAAGGAAGAACGATATGGCAAAGAGAAGCTGCAGACGAACAACTGACGAGAATGCTATTCACAATAAGGCTGTAAAGATAAGAAAAATGACAGATGAGCAGCTGGTACATTACGTTGAGGACAGAGTGGAAAAGGCGAGAAGCGAAGGTTTTAATTGTGGAAAAACACAGGCACCCAAGCATAAAACTGTGGATATTACAGGAATTATCGAGGAGATTAGCTCTGTGAAAGGAATTGGAGCAACTAAATTGGCTGATATAAAAGCTATTCTTGAAAAACATCTGGAGGTGAGAGCCGATGCCTGATCCTCGAAGACAGCTTGTTGGCAGGCGAAGCAAAGCATCCGGAGAGACATTCGAGAGGTGGATTTCAAATGCGTGTGAATTCTATCTGCAAAACGGATGGGCTCACATAGAAAAGACACCAGAGCCATTTCATATCACAGGCAAGGATAGGGATGGAACTGTCAAAGGATATTACGAGAAGAAAGGACAACCTGATTACAAAGGAATCCTCTGTGATGGAACGGGGATTATGTTTGAAGCGAAGCATACTGACAGTGACAGAATCAGACAAAATGTTGTGACGGATACGCAATGGGAGAGTTTGGACATATACGAGAAGTTCGGTGCTCATTGCTATGTGATGGTATCGCTAGGGCTAACCAAATTCTATAGAGTGCCATGGGCGACTTGGAAGAAAATGAAAGAATTGTTTTGCCACAAATTTATGACAGAACAGGAACTGGAGCCTTATAGGTTGCAGGAGAAACAATGCACGATTCTTATTTTGGAAGGAGTGGAATTGAAAGATGAAAATACAGAAAACGGAGCTTGCAACAAAGCTTAATCAGATCAAGGGGGTTGTTCCCAAAAAGACAACAATGCCTATCTTACAGGGGATTTTGGTAAAGGAAGGGTATTTAATCGCCAACAACTTAGAAATGACTGTTAAGGCGAAGTTAGAGGGCACAGAGGGAGAATGCTTTATTATTCCGGAGAGAGCCTTTGACCTTATCAATAACCTGCCAGACGGCGAAGTAGATATTTCTGTTTCAAATGGCAATACAATGACGATAATGGTTGCTGATGAAAGCAGATATAACAAGAGAACATATTGTATTGGATTTGTGGCTTGCATTATTGCAAGAGCAATCTTGGAAGGAGGATTATTTTAGTGAGAGGTTATAAGCCGGTTAGCAGATGTAAGGACTGCGGGAAGATATATGATAAGGGCATTCCATATATATGTTCAAAATGTGGGGCAGAAATTGGAAAACCCACACCAACAATTTTACAAATGATGGGATGTGGAGAAGTTACACTTACAGAAAAATGCGAGAAGGTTGTTGCTAAAAAAGGTTTGTTTGGATGGAAGGTTAGAGAACCACAGAATCCCGAGGTTATGCAGGAATGACACCAAAGGAGATGTGTAACAGCTGCACCCATGAAAATTACTGCATGGGTGCATATCACAAAGACCATTGGTGCGGCAATCACACCAGAAAGGATAGAAAATATGAAATGTCCAAGATGCGGAAAAGAAACAGAGTGGTTAAGAGCACTTTCAAGAGTAGACAACAAGACAATGATATGCGATGAGTGCGGAACAAAGGAAGCTTTAGATGCCGCTGGATTAACGGAAGGAAGTTCTATAAGAAAATCCATACTCGCATGCGTTGGCAGAGGTTCTACACCGCAGGAGAGAGCCGAAGCGAAGATTCGGGCTACTGGAAATAAGTGGGCGATGGAGAATTTTAGAGATACGCATAACTAAGAGTGATGGAGGAAGGACAATGGAATTAAAAGAATTTGCGAATTTAATTGATGGAAGACAATATGACTATCGAATGTTTACCAAAGAAGAATTACAGCTTGCCAAAGATAACAGAATTGTAATTGTTACAGGTGCAAGTGATACCGCCCTTTTGAGAGATCAATAG